GATTTGCTCCTGGTCAAAATGGAGCCGAAATTGAAGAAGGAAAACCTCCTGTAAAAATTAATGTCTGGAGCGGAACAGGAGTTCCGGGAGGATTTAGGGGAAAAAATCATAGATAAAGTTAATACATAATAACATTATAAAATATATTTATAAATATGAAGAAAGAAGAATTCAATAAACTTACACAAATAATTGAATTATTAGTACGTAAAGAAGTTCAAAAAGAGCTTAAAGCCCAGCTTCCTGCTTTGATTTCTGAAGAAATCCATAATATAGTGGAAAATTTACAAAAATCGCCTGATTCTTCAATAATTAATGAAACAATACAGAATACAAATAGTGAAGAAAATTTTGAATTATCTATGCGGGAGTTATTTGCCGGAGTGAATCCGATGGGAATAAATGAATTAAATTCGTCGAATATATCAAAATCTTCTCCGAAACGTTATACAAACAATCCTATTATAAATCAAATTTTAAATGAAACGACTTCCGATTTAAGACAAAGAGAGCGGATGGTTGGTGGGGCGGCGCAATTGGGAGGGTATTCTCCATCAGTAGCAATGGCAGCGTCCAATATTCCTCAAATATCTATGACTGGTCCCGGAGAAATGATGGATGATAATGAAATACCTTCTTTATCAAAAATGCCAACAATGCCTACAGCGGGTTCTGATGGAATGAAAAATATACAAATTTCTCGTCCACCAGATTTAGTTGAAGGACAAGAAAGTACATATGCTCCATTAGAATCTTTACCCGAGGGGGTATCAGCATTAGATGTTGCTCGTCAAGTTCCATTAGCCGATCCAGTGGCCAGAGCGTTAACTCGAAATTATTCGGCAGTAATGAAAAAAATAGATGAAAAAAAGAATTTTGTAAAGTAATATGAATTTAACCAATATTTCCACTATGTCTAATCCAATTGGAATTTTACTTCCTTTTCGTCGAGGGAAAGTGGGATATTTTGATCAATCGGTTGATACTTTCACGGCATATCGCATGAATATTATTAATTTAATTAGAACTAAACCGGGTGAAAGAAGAATGAATCCAACATTTGGATGTCATTTATGGAATGTAATATTTGAACAAAATGATCAATTTATTATTGAAAAAATAAGCCGGATTATTGAAGAAGATATTGCACAATGGATTCCCGGAGTAGGTGTATCTAATGTCGAAGTTAAATATTTTGATGATGATAAAACTATAGATCATCGAGATACTTATAAATTATATATAGCAGTACATTTTATAATAAATTCTATAAATTATGAGGATATGGTAGAAATTGTACTTAATACTGGAAAAATTTAATTATGGCTAATACAATACAAAAAGATTTTTCTCCAAATAGTAAAGATGTTCGGTATCTTAATAGAGATTTTTCTCAATTTCGAGAATCATTAATTAATTTTTCTAAAACGTATTTTCCTCATACATATAAAGATTTTTCTCCCGCTTCTCCCGGAATGATGTTTATTGAACAGGTGGCATATGTTGGAGATGTTTTAAGTTATTATACTGATTATGCCTTTAAAGAGGGGCAAATGTTTTCGGTTACGGAAAGAAAAAATATAGTTTCTTTAGCCTCTCAAATGGGATATAAAATCAAACCGGCAAGAGCAGCAATTGGTGAAATTACTTTAATGCAATTATGTCCGGCGGCAGATGATGGAATGGGAAATTATTTCCCCGATCCAGATTACATGTTAATAATTAAAGAAAATTCTCAATTTTCAACGAATGAGAATGCTTATTTTATTTTAAATTCTGTAGTTGATTTTTCTATTAATACGGCTGCATCTCCCCGAAAAGAGGAAATATATTCTCGCAATCCAGATGGAACCCCATTATTTTTCTTATTAACTAAAAAGGGATCGGTTAGTGCTGGACAAATTTATACTAAAGAAGTAGTTGTTGGATCTCCTTCTCCATATTTTACTGTTAAATTGGGAGAAAAAAATGTACTTTCTATTTTGAGTATTGTGGACTCAGATGATAATAATTGGTATGAAACGGAATATTTGGCACAAGAATTAGTACCCATTTCAGTGCCTAATATTGATCAATATGAAGGTTCATTGTCTCAATATAGAGATTCAGTTCCATATATTTTAAAATATTTAAAAACGTCCCGTCGATTTGTTGTTAATGTAGATGAAGAAAATTACACTTATATTCAATTTGGGGCGGGAATAAGTGGAACGAGCGATGAAATTGTTACATTTGATTCTAATTTACTTGGAGTGGGGTTGGTTAACTCTTCCAGAGTTAATATTCCGCTAGATCCGAGCAATTTTCTTAGTAATGAAAATTATGGCATGGCACCTCAAAACACTGTATTGACTATTACATATTTAATAGGTGGCGGATTAAATAGTAATTGTCAAAGTGATGAAATAAAAAATGTAGCTTCAGTATTATTTGATAATCCATCCGAAGGACTTCTTCCGGAACAAGTCGAATTATTAAATACTGTCAAAAATTCATTACAAGTAACCAATATGGAACCTGTGGTTGGGGGGAAAGATGCCGAAACAAATGAAGAAATTAAATTAAATGCAATGGCTCATTTTGCATCTCAAAATCGTGCCGTAACTCAAAATGATTATTTAGTAAGAATCTATTCTCTTCCTCCTCAATTTGGATCAATTGCCAAAGCGCAAATTGTATCGGATTCTAATTTAAATATAGGGATAAATAAAATTTTAGATGGGGTTATTGATTCAAATAATAATGGATCTGTTATTGATAATAGAGTTAATAATTATTTCAGGAAAGTATCATATGATATAACAAATCCTTTTGCTATTAATGTCTATATATTATCATATGATTCTCAAAAACGTCTTATTAAACCAAATAAAGCATTAATAAAAAATCTTATTACATATCTTAAACAATATCGTATAATTACCGATGGAATTAATATTATCGATGGATATATTATAAATATTGGGGTTGAGTTTTCTATTACAGTATATAAAGGATATAATAAAAAAGATGTTTTATTAAGTTGTATAAAAACCGTTCAAAATTTCTTTAATATAGATAAATGGAACTTTTCTCAACCTATTAATTTAAGCCAATTACAATTAGAAATTGCTAAAGTAAATGGAGTTCAATCTGTAGTTAATGTTAAAATTACAAATAAAACATCGTTAGATGGAGATTATTCGCCTGTGGAATATGATATAAAAGCTGCTACTAAAAATGGTATAATTTATCCTTCTGTAGATCCTTCAGTTTTTGAAGTTAAATTCCCCAGTTCCGATATAATAGGCGCTTGTTTATAATTTTAGAATATAAAAATAATCCCGGAATTTCTCTCATTTTTTCATATTTATAGATATATGATTCGGCTAAAGTCTTTATTGAGAGAAAGTGGAGATGGGATAATAGATAAATTTATTTCTATACTTCCAAAATATGGCCTCGAATTTCATGATCCGGCAAGGTCAGAACATGCATTTAGAAGACATGGCTATATTTATCCTACAATTACAGATAAAGATCATACAATTAAAGTAGCATTAGATCGAACTGATATATATGTGTATAAAGGCCGTGTTTGGCTTGGAGATCCGAGCCAACCATTAAAACATGGGTATGTTATGCAAGCAATGGTAACAAATCCCGAATATAGGAATAAAGGAAAGGCCAAAGAAATATTAAAAGCAATTACGGCGGCAGCAGATGAAGCCGGTTTAATATTAAAATTAGAACCGGCTCCTATGATAGATTTAATGAATTCTAAAGAAAAGCGAAAAATAACTACGACATTTTTAAAAAATTTGTATGGTAAACATGGATTTAAATTGGAACCAGAAGGTAATATTATGACTAGAATTCCAGCAGATAAAGGAATATAATTATGCATCATTTTATTTATCCCGAAAAAGATACTTTTATAACTAATCATCAAGGATTAGAAAAGAAAAATTTTGGTCTCGACGAAATTTTACAGGTGGGCACCATTAATTCTCCCAGACCATATCTCAGTGAAACCAAAGAATATTTTTATAAAAATGAAATTTTAACTGGGAGAGTAGAATCTTTTACAGGAAATTTTGAAGGTTCTTTCTATGGAGAGGCTTTATTTGCTACGGGATCGATAATTGGAGAAAATTTATCATTTACTTCTTCATATTTTAAAGGAATTATAGATAGTGTACCAGTAGAAATAAGTGGTAATATAGAGGGAAGTGAAATTTCAGGAATGATTAGTGGATCAATTATTGCACCTGATTTTATCGAAAAATTTGATGGAGAACTTGTAAGAATTAACGGATGTTTACAAGGAACTGGTTCGGGAGTTGATGTTCGAACAGAAAAAAACTGGAAAGTAGTAAATTCTCAATATGTATATCGTTCATTATTAAAATTTAATTTAAATAAAATATCCGAATCAATAGCTAATGGTGAAATAACAGATCCTAAATTTTATTTGAATATAAAAATATGTAATGAATTTCAACTTCCACTTGAATATACAATTTATGCTTCTCCTATTAGTAAAGATTGGGATAAAGGAATAGGTTATTTATCGGATGGAGGATCCGATAGAGGTGCAAATTGGATATATCGAGATAAAAACGATGGTATTAAGTGGAATGATACTATTTTAACCGGACCTAAATCTGCTATAAATTTTATAGACAATCCCGAATTACTTCCAGTTGTATTTGGCTATGGCGGAGGAACGTGGCATTTAGAAGATACATGTAAGCAGGACTTTTCGCAACAATCGGCTGATGTACGAATGGATGTAACGCCAATTGTCATGAAATGGATTAGTGGAGAAATTCCTAATTATGGGTTTATTGTATATTGTTCCGATGAATTAGTTGGAACGGCATATGGTTTCATGCTGAAATTTTTCAGTAAAAATACTAATACAATTTATTCTCCATATTTGGATGTAGCATGGAATGATGCTACATTTGTTACAGGAAGTATTACGACGGGAAATGTAGAAATTAAAACGGATGGTCCGTGGATTTCGGCATCAATTTCTTCGGGTTCATCCATCAATGGAGAATTTAGTGGAAATTTCACGGGAAGTTCGATTTTTACTATTACTAAAAATTATCTAACGGCTAGTAATTATTTATTTCAAGATGAATTAGTACAAGAATTTACGGGAAGTTTTACTGGATCATTTTATACCGATGCGCAAGTTTCGGGAACAATTACCGGAAGTGATTTAACATTTACGGTAGATTATTTTAGTGGTTCTATAGATGAAACTAAAGACATCATTGAAACGATGGGTGGAGTTTCGGGAATTGATATAGATGGTGTAGTTGAGGGAAATTTATATTCTGAATTACCATTTGGAGAATATGAAGGATTATTAACAAGTTCCGCCACTTTCTTATCGGGATATGGCACTGGATATTATTTAGATCCAGTTTATAATAGATTTTGTGGATTTATTTTAGCTACAGGATCTTCGGGAAATATTATCGATTCTCCAGTAATTGGAGAAGCGTGTGGAATAATAACTATAAGTCAATCGGTTATAACGGGGTCTTGTGGGAAAACCTTTGATGCAAATTTAGTAACGGGTTCTTTTATAGATGGTGTATATAGTGGTAGTAATTTTACGGCGTATTACGTTAATAATCAATTAATGAGTGCATCTTTAACTGGTCGATGGACCGAGGCAGCTATTTTAGGTACAAATATAAATATTCCCATTCCTTCTGGATTTGAACCATATGCTTTGGCGTATATACATGGAAAATATGTAAAAGGAACGGCATTGGGAATTTATACTATTTCCGGATCTGAAAGTGCAAGCTTTGTTGGAAAATTTACCGAAGGTGCTCAGGCAGGAGTAGAATTAAATTTACAACTTAATGGAAGTATATATACCTCTAGTTATTCATATACAAGTAGCGTTGAATTAATTACTAATAAATTTAACAATCTTGATACAAGCGGGCAATTTTCTATAAATTTACAAAATTTACAGCCTGTATATAGGTCGGGAGATATAATAAAAATATTTGTATTTGGGCGGAAAAAATTTCCTCATAAATCATTTGGTCGATCTCCACAACAAGAACAATATACTATTCCTGAAATATTGCCCCGCACTTCATTTTATGCAATAAAAGACAATCAAACCGATGAAATTGTTATTCCGGCAGATAATTATACTCAAATAAGTTGTGAATATCCCGGAGGGAATTATTTTTATTTGGATACTACGGGATTACCACAAGAAAGATATTATCGTGTTTTAATTCAAGTTAGTGATGAAAATAACACTTATACAATAGATACAGGTAAAATTTTTAAAATTGTTCGGGGAGGTTCTACGGCGGAATCGACTTATCCTCCGGCAGGAGCGCCCGAGATAATGGTAATACAATTATAATATGAATAATTTTTCTCAAGACATTTATGAATTTAAAAAGAATGGAACTTATACCTATAAGTTTGATAATTCTGGAAATGCAATTTTTAATGAAAAATCTAGCAAATTTTCTCATGTTTATTTATCCATTCCACTAAGTAATCCGGTGATGGATGAAAATAAAATAAATAAATTTTATAATGTAGAATTTGAGGAATTTATTCCGGTCACTTCTTCAATAAAAGAAGAGTCCATAGCAATGAGTGTATTTACTCAACAAATGGAAATATTAAAGGAAGAAAACGAATCTTTAAAAACTAAACTCGATTCGGCCATATTAGCTAGCGAATCTAATAGATCTGTTGCTGATCAAATGGCAATTAAACAAACTATATTAGGACTTAGAATAGCATTGGGTGAAGGAAGAGTGGAAAGTGATTTTTCAGAAGATTTTCCATATACACCTTTAAAACACAACGAATATACCAGATAATATGATATTTTCTTCATATCAATTAATAAGTGAAAATTCTACCAGTTTAAATACGGGATCGTATTTAACACAAACAGAACATTTAATGTTTGTGAACGAAAATAAACCAGATATTTGGTATGGGGTTTCGGAACGGGATGCTATAGAATTAGGAGTTTGGAGTAGAAATAAAAAACTATTAAATTGGAGTACAATATATCAAAATAAAGAATATGTCCCTGTCACTCTTTCTTATACTGATCCTTTAAATTTTCCAGTTACATATTCTTATAATGAATTAAATTCGGAATTCGTTTTTTATCGGCATGAAAAAATTCTAGTTAATCCCATTGAACAACTTTCATCCTCTTTTAATATTTTATCTGGTAGTTATTTTTTAACTTATAATTTCATTCGGGAAATGGCAGGAAATGAAAATTCGCCATTAGTTATTAAAGATATTTCTCCATCTCGAAAAGAAATTAAATTAATACCGATGGGCAATTCTACATTGGCATATGATGCATATTGCCATAAAAAAGTATTGATTTCAGATATATCGCCTTTATATATTAATTCTATTAAAAATTGTCCATATGATGAAATTTATTCGCAATTATTAGAAAATTTCCCTGAAGAAA